CATCAACACCATAAACCCAAACATCAGTGTCATTTACATTGATGATGTCAAGTTCAAGTCGACGGTTGGCCGTAGGTTCGGCAATTCTGTAATCGGTTCTAATCAATGAACCCTGTTTTAAAAACACCAAAAAGCCGGTATAGTCAGACCCGTCACCCTTGCCGTCACTTGCATAAATGATGTTGAATTGGGCGTTAAGATCGGGGCTTCTTTCACTTGGCCCGTTCTCATCTATATCTGCTGGCACGGCTTCCATTTGCACTTGTTCACTTGAGCCTGAAGCTGAAAATGGATAAACCCCGTTTCTAAATGAACTCAGTTGATTGTTAAGTGTATACAAGTTCATGGACACATCGCCAACTTGTGTAGCCTTGACAGGTTGGCCAAACTTTGATGTCAAAACCCTACTAAGCACCAAAAAGAATTGTTCCTTCCAATTGACGTTATTGGAATCATTCCAGTTGATTACCAAGTTCGCAAGATTGTTACCTAGGGAATCGTATACGATTTCTGAAGTCCTGATGGATTCTATTTTTGCTAATCCGCGGGCTGGTATATTTCTAGTGGCTTTATAAGAAACTAATCGAGCAAGGCGCAGAATTGACTGCTTTCTTTGAGCAGTAGAAATAAAGTTTTCGTGCGCATTCGCATCAATTCGGTAAGCAAGTTGTTCACCAATATACGCAAACAACTCCAGAATCGCAATAAGATTTGAAGACTCGATAAAATCATTGAAATCTTCTGGATGATAAACTTTAAGATGCTGAATCAATGACTCTTTAATAGTGTCATAATCATAAGCTGTAAAATTTATTTGTTGGAATGCGTTATATGCTTTATCCCAAGCTTCGCTGGCGTAAGTATTCTTGATAGTCATTTGAGTCCCGTTGTTTTTTCTTATTTATGAACACATGGCTCATTATTGGCGTGCATCTTATAGCATGAAGAACTTTTTATTGCGTCGGAACCTCAATCCGAAGATTATCGCGTACATTGAATTCCACGTACAGTAAATCTGCAATAGCCACTATGGCGTTATTGTCCGGCAGAGACATAACATTCAAGGAAATCAATTTTACCCTTGGGTCGTAATTGAAAACTTCTGTCAGATCTTCTTCAACTATCAGTCGTGTATTTTCATCATTCGGTTCAAATACTAGAGCCGGGATTCTAGTCCCGAAACTAGGCATCATCACACGTTCCCCTCGCTCTGTATAAATGTGATTTAGTAAATCTTGCTTGACAAGATCAATGTTGTTGATATTCAGGGAGCGAGATTTTCTCCAATTAGCAGTAGAAAAACCTTTATAAATTGCACGCGTCATTTGTGTTCCTTTTATGGGTTCCAATTAGGCCCACGAGTATCTTCAGAATCTGGTCTAACCCAAGGCTCATGAGCCGGTATGATTGATGGACCAGTTGCCGGAGTTGCGCATTTTGCAGGTTCTGCTGAATTTGCTTGTGGGCCGTTAAAATGGATTACTGCTGCCGAAGTATTGATATATGCACCACCACTGAAATCCACGCCTGACCTTCCGGTTAACCGCATGGTTTGATTTGCTAAAATATGCACATCAGTTGCAGCTGTTGCCAATACCTTCTTTTCAGCAGAGATATTTACATCTTCGCATGAAGAAGCTGATAAAGAACCAACCGCAGTAAGATTAGTTCCTTCTCCTGACGAAGAATTTACATTTCCACCCGCTTTAAGATTTAAGTTGCCAAAAGCTTCAATGTTGACATCTCCATCAGCGGCGATATTAAAATCTTTTCCTGCACGAGCACTGATTGAAGCTGCCCCGTAGATATGAACGTGGCCGTCTTTATCCATCTCGATCCAAGATTTTCCGTGAGCTGTGCTGACGTAAATGCGCTCATTTGCATCGTCAAGGATAATTTGATTGCCATCTGCTGTTTTTAGCCTTACCCGAGCAAAAGTCGGATCATCTTGAAAAATTAGCGCATGCCCGCCTGGAGTAGTCCAAGAATAAGTTTGTGGCTCTAAAGAAGATTTATCTTTTGCCCCATTAGAATAACCTTCAAGACCATCCTTATCTGTTTTTGCCTGGGCAACCTGCCGTTCATAAAGGCCCCTGGTTTTCGCTTGTGGCTCATTCAAACGATTTTGAAATTGAATTCGAAGATTATCAAATGCCGGTTGCAAGGGTTTTAAATTTCCTTTGCCATCTCCAGAATCTCCCCAAGGCCCAATTCTCCCGTTCGGATCAGCATTTCTGCCGGCTGGTAAAGAGCGATTTCTGTGGAGCCTAGTTGACGATGCAAAATAACATCTTACGTCCGGGTTAGCATTCAAAAAGAAAACATAGACCGTTGCACCAATTTTTGGTATTGCCCAAAAGCCATAAGCTGAATCAGATTCATTCGTGGAAGATCCTGAACCATGCGGATATTGGACAGTAAACCCAAATAATGGCGACGCATAATTTGCCCATGGCAAAATGTCTACATTAATGGTTTCCCCATCAACAGATGGAATCCATATCTTTACGCGACCCATTTGATCTGGGTCAGAAATATCAATAACTTGCCCCTCAACTATAAACGGGATTGAGTCGCTTAAGGATCTGTCGAATTGTTCAAAACTGGGCTGCTTCATGGATTGTCACCAGATGTTGAGAACTGTCCATTAACATCAAATGGAATCAGATTCAGGTTTTGCGTAAACTCCCCGTTTATAAGAGAATGTTTAATAAACAGCACCATGTATGGCCCGTTATAGAAAAACTTGTCAGTATACAATGGAGCATAAGCCGTAGCATTGCCGGTGTTATCGACATTTGGGGCCCGAATATTGAGTTCCACGAATATCGGCGAAGTCGTAATGTCACCTTTGCCAAGCAACTGATCTGAAGATTGTGGCTGCGCGGTCATTATCTTCTTAAGTCTTGGCAGATAATATTCAGTGTAATATTGTTTCTTTGCTGTACTAAGGCGTTCAGAAATCGAAGAGGCATAATTTGAAGCGGCAGTTTTGACATCTTGCTTGTAAAAAGATTCAAGCACTTGAGTATCAATGATGCTCCCGTGAGGAGCGATCCCGCCACGTTCTTCACGATCGGCGTATTTTCTCAAAAGATTAGGGTTGCCACGAATCGTCATGTCCAGATCCATTGAACTAACGAAATGGAAAAAGGCCAAATTCCTGACGTATTCTTGTTTGAGCCTGAAACTTTCTATTGCCGCATCAGTAGAAACGTTTTCATTTCTATTAGAATTATTGTTTTTCTGTTGTTCGCCTGTTATAATCGGTGGAAAAATGGGGTCGTTGGGCCTAAGCAAATATGAAACGTCTTTAGATTTTTCCGCACCTTTAGAAGTTGCTTTAACATCAGATTTTGTATTGCCTTGTTCGGCGTTTCGTTTAAATCTGTTCGAACCTATATCCAATTCCGTATCTAACGCAACTGCGCTTTCTGGTTTATAGATGATATCCAAATCTTTAATGTGGCTGTTTTTACCAGTAAAGATATAGTCGTAATGAATTAAATTTAAGCCATTGACTTCAGAACCTATAGTGTCAGATTTTTTGCCACTGACCTGTTTTGGAATGGTTACTGGGTAGATATCGTAGTGAATCAAATACGTGTTTTCATTGCTAGTAACATTTGTTATGATTTTGCACGTTAAGCCATTATTCGTCTTTATAGTTTCAGCACTAGCAAGTTTTAAGAACCCCTCAGACGATTCCAAGATCTTTTTGATGACATCTGCAATAGTTGCGGTTTTTGAAACTGCCAACGTGAAAACTGATTTTACTTGGCCTTCGACTGTCAACTGGCTTGTCGAATCTGCAAAGGGGTTATCCGCCGTAATTCCAGCGGGGGCGTTTACGAATATTTGTTCACTCGTTTTCGACGCATTACCAATATTGATTTTTAAATTATCTGCCCAGTTATATGGTTCAGAATTCGGCAATGTAATCATGTACTGGACCAATTTACCAATTCTCGGTTCTTTAGTGTTAGTAGTCTTCTCCTTGGTTGACCCTAAAGCTTCATTTTGGTATTTTTGATAAAATTCTAGTGACTGTATATTAAGCTGCTTTTCAAAATTCAGCATCATCTGGCCAACAGTTGCCGGTCCGCCTTCTGTGGTTACTGAGCGAATAGTCCCGCAGCTATTGATTTGATCAAACGAAGCCCCCTTTTGTGCAGAGCCCTCGGTTTCCATGAATTCAATATCAAAAATTGTTCCGCTGCTACTAAATTTAAAACCCATCAGCAAGAGCAGAAGCGGAATGTTACAAATAGAAATTGTTTCCGTGGTCCCATCATATCGGTGACCGACAAAAACGATAGTCAGCAAGAAAAAAGCAGAAGACTTAGTCGTCTTAAGTTTATTTCTCAGCACATCTGACAGAAAATTAAAAAAGGATAATCCTGTCGTATCAACCAGTTTGACCCTCATCGAGCCCGCAGGCACTGACGGATTAGAGACTGGTCCAGTCCCGTACACATGTTCCATTTCAACTTCAGTTATGGAAAACTGTGAAAATCTTCGCGTATCTACTAAGAGATAAACTGAGTCGCCCTCAATATCTACTTTTTCACCAATTGAAACTTTATCTACAGCAGAAAGAACGCGAGGCTTCCCGTTGAATGGGGTCACCATTTTTCTAAATGCTTCAGATGTATTCCCAATCGTGAGAATATGATGGTATGAGTATGACCTAAAGTCATCCAAAGGATTTGCGTAATTTGTGGTCATTTTATGATTTGGGAGATAGTGTTGACGGGCTCTCTAGTGCTTTGCACACCGCCCTGTTTACTATTTATCATCAATGACATTCTCGACTTGGTCGGAATTAGCAAAATTCTACCGGCAACCACTTCCTCGGCAGGATTTAGAATGTTGTTATATTGGGCAATAAACCACCACCAACGTGGCTCATTGTAAAAGGCAACAGAAATCAAATCTAATCTGCCTTCATAGAAATTTTCCACAGGATAAACTATATCAGTTTCATCAGTTTCAAAAACTGATCTTTCCCACCATTCAATGAAATCGCCGGCAGTTTCAGTAACTCCGCCACCGACATATCTAGAATATTTGTTGTATAAAGAATTGTTTACAGCCATTGATTATTCCCAGAAGTTTTTAGTGTTTGGGGGGACTATGTTACTTGCTGTCCCGTAAGCATTACGAGCTTCTCTACCCCATTTAGAAGTGTCCAAATTATTAGTTGTTGCGTTCACATCACTTTGTGATAAGTTAGCCGGCTCTGTTAAACTATAGCGCTTTCCAGAGGCATCTCGTGCTTCAGCGCCCCAAGCGCCGACCGGTTTTGGTGCACGGGTCGTGGAAAATGCGGCCTTCATATCACCACGCTGATACTCTTTAAGACTGAAACCACTAAACTCTTTGGGAGCCCAAGATTCCTTCAAGTTGATGTTAATTGATAGAATGACAGGGAACGGTTTTGATTCTTTTGTCACATTGTCTATTGCTGGCAAATAGTCGACATCGTTTGGCCAGCTGACAGAATATGATTCCATGACGCATTTAACAGGACCTATTACCAAGCTTCCGTAAGCAGATAGCGTTAATATTGGCGGCGGCGCACCAAGTAATTCCGGGTTTGTTTCTTCAGTCCCCTGGCCATAAAATGGCATCCTCCACGCCCTGATAGTATTCAGGATTTCTAAATTTCTGGTCGCTTCATTAGTATTGCGACAAATCAACTGCGCACTGACTTGCCAAGATCTTGCAGAAGAACCAGTATATTTCAATATTTCACCGGGATGGTGAACTGGAGTAAATGAATCGTAGGTTGCTCCACCATCTTCAGAAATTGTCGGCATGACATCAAAAACCACAGGTCTAACGCCATAATTTGGCTCCTGCGTAATCGTCACCTTCATTTCTTTAGTCGGCGGAATAAGTTCTGCATCAAGGAATTCGCCACGACTTGCGCCCATTTGGGTAAGAACTTTACCGTCAGTTTTGTCAGTAACTGTTGTTACACCGTTACTAGTTTCTAAACCAACATTTCCAGTTAGCTTAGAAAATTCGCCAATATTATTCTGGCTTAGCAGTTTATTTGCTGCCTCTGATGCCTTTGTGACTGCATCTGGGAGAGCATAGTTTGTTATGTTCTGTACAGCATCAGAAACTTTTCTGCCCACTGCATCAGCAACCGCTGTGGCAGCGGCATTCGCGGCAGCTGTTAATGGAACGGATAATGAAGCCGCTATTGTCTTCCCGATATTGAACGATGCCATTAGGATGCCTTTAATGAAAATTGAATCTTGTCAAACATCTTATCAGCAAGAACCGGTTTAGATTGCAACCCTGTTAATATTGAAAACTCTTTATGCATTTCGCGATTTACAGCTCTCCTGGCAAGTGAAGCGGAAACCAAATCGATATCTATTTCACCAGACTTAGAAAGATTGTCGAGGATTTTATCTAATGCGGCAACTTTATCTTCGCTGTTCTGTTCCACGCCAGCATCTTTGTCCCTATCAAGAGTTATCTTGAAATGTTTTATTGGTTTACCATCAGGGGTTTTAAAGTTTGTGTCTAATATTCTTTTGTAATCTTCAATTCTATCTGAGCCTGCGGCGACTGCAATAGGCTCCATATCAGAGCCCCTCAGACTTGCAAGAGCGGCGAAGGCGTTTCTGGCAGACATAAAAATTACGCCGTCTGCTTTGCCAGATGCTTTCATAAAGGATATTCGATCATCTATTGAAAGTGGGTTGCGTTGCCTGTCATCGTCTGATTTACTTCCACCAATGACCATGACGACTGGAACCACATCAATGCCCAGCTTCTTATTAGCATGAAGAACACGTTTGACTTTATCAAAAATTGCATAGTGCCCGATTGTTGGTGGGTTGAACCTGCCAATAATGACGGCAACACGTTTTGAGCCCATAGCGGACATTTCTTCGAATAAATACTGATAATCTTCTGTCATGGAGAACCTTTGGATATGGATTCTTGTATTTATGATAAGAGTTTAACTTTTTGAACAAGCGTGATACAATAAAAATAGCTCCTTAAACATGGGAGTACTTTACTTTGAAAATTAAAACAAAAAGAGAAAAATCGACCACAACCGTCGGGCACTATATCAGGAATGCCGACTTGCTCCCTGCTATAGCGGAGGCAAAAGAACAGGGCATTGTGACTGAGCGGCTCATCAAAATGATTTGGATGATTGCCGATCGGTATTCAAAGAAGGGGAGCTTTGTTAATTATTCATTTAGAACTGACATGGTCTCAGCAGCTGTTGAGAATTTATGTAAAAATGCGTTAAAGTTTAACAACGAAAAATACGACAATCCTTTTGCTTTTTACACCACTGCAATTCATAATTCTTTTCTGCAATTTATTGCCAACGAAAAGAAGCAACAAAATATCAGGGACATCCTCCTAATTGATGCTGGGTCAAATCCAAGTTTTAACTACGTTGATGCAAGGAGAACAAAAAACTTAGACGATGATCTTACTTGCAACGATGATTCAGAAGAATGTGAGGAAACTGCTAGATACCCGGGCCGAGAACCTGGCGAAGTAACAATTTTAACTGGTGCCGATTTAGTTTATGATGCGGAGACCCGTAGCTTTGTGAGAAAGGCTTCGCAATGAAAAAGCCCGCAATGTTTACTGATATTCATTGGGGCGCAAAAGGGAACTCAGTTCTCCACAATCAAGATTGCCTAGATTACATTGATTGGTTCAGTTCACAAACTGTCAGCAACCAATGCGATTCCATAATCTTCATGGGTGATTGGTTTGAAAACCGGAACTCTATCAATGTCGCAACTCTGAATGCGTCTTTTGACGGGCTGTCTAAGTTAGATCGTTTAAATCTACCGATTTATTTCTGTGTTGGCAACCACGACTTGTTTCATCGGTCCACGAGACAGCAGTTTTCCACTTATCATTTTTCCCAGTTCAAAAATGTTATTCTTATCAATGAAGCCAAATTTGTTGATAAGTTTGCCTTCTTTCCGTTCCTCTTCAACGAAGAATACCCAGCAATGGCAGAAGGTATTATCAAACATAAGTCAAAATTTGTGTTTGGTCATTTTGAATTTAGGAATTTTATCGTAACTGGATCTGATCGGCGGATTGAACATGGCCCTGACCATAAGCAGTTTGCCGGGCCAGAATATATCTTCTCCGGGCACTTCCATAAACGCCAAGCTTCAGATAACATCGTGTATATCGGAAACACCTTTCCAACAAATTACGGAGACGCCTGGGACGATGCACGAGGCATGTGCATTTTGGATGTAGAAACTTCTGATGTTGATTTTATTGACTGGGAAGATTGCCCAAAATACCGCAAGGTGAAGCTATCTGATATCCTAGATGGTAAGGTTCCAGACTTCCCAACAAAATGCAGGGTTCGATGTCTACTCGATGTTGAAATCAGCTATATGGATGCACAAACCCTAAAAGATGAAATGGTAAAGTTGTTCTCTTTGAGAGAGTTTGCCCTAGAAGAAAACACAGCAGAACGAAAGGATGCTATTGCGGGCGAAGAAGTTTTGGAAAATTTTGATTTAAGCTCATTAAATGATGCTGTCATCAAAATGCTGCAAACTGGCTTGACTAATGCATCTTCAATTGAATCAAAACGACTTGTAGAAATCTATCAAAACCTATGAATAATTATTTCAACCAATTTGAACAAATGGACTTAGAAGAAGCGCTGAAGTTTACTTACAACGTTTCCGCAACATTCCCGAAAAGAAAAATCGTGTTTTTGTTATCAAATTTTACCCAAGCTAAATCCGCTAAACTTGAATTTTCTGAATTGATAAACACCATCCCTGAATGGACCCGACATAAGATAACAAGGAACAGTAATGCGCAGCTTCGCACCGAGTTTGAAAATGGATTAGCGGTATATTTTATGCACGACCCCGATAATCTCAGGGGATTTACGGTAGATGGCTTATTCGTGTCTAGTGGGTACGGCGAAGACGCGCTTGCCAACATCATTCCATGTTTTGCACGTTGCAGCTTTATAAAAATTATCAAATGAGAAATTATATTTTCATTAACGGGAAAAAGACTACTACTTCTGGTAAGACCCTGGCGCAACTGGAACATTTGCTTTTTCTTTCAGAAATTGAAATTGCGAATTATGAAAAAACTATTAAAAACTATCCTGTTGAAAGAATGGATAGATTCGGGATTCCGCATTTAACTAAATTGCAGGCAGTTTCCCAAACAATTAGAACCGCTATTGGCATTTTCAAACAACCATAATATAAGGATAAAAATTGTCAATCCCGCTTATTTTAAAATCTATAGAACTCAGAAACTTCCTATCATTTGGAAATGCGACAATCACAATCGACTTAACAACTTTGGGGAGTACCCTAATTGTTGGCGAAAATTTGGATACAATGGGCGCGAATGGATGTGGCAAAAGTGCAATCATTAATGCTATTTGTTACGCGCTATACAATAAGCCCTTTGATTCTATCTCCCTTAATAATCTGGTCAATAAAACCAACGGACTTAAGGGGACTCTCATGGAAGTTCGTATCTTCTTTTCAAAGGGGGGCGACGAGTATGAAGTCTATCGATGCCGTGGCGAATCCTTTAATATTCAAGTTCTTAAGAACGGGGAAGATATTACGCTTGATAGCGTAACCGGAAATGATGCTCTAGTGCAAGATATTATCGGGATGAGTTATGACTTGTTTACCAAAGTCATTATCTTTTCAGGCAATAGTATGCCATTCCTGATGGTACCGGTTTCTCAGCAACGACAGCAGATCGAAGAACTTTTCAACATCACCATTCTAACAGAGAAAGCTATTAAGCTGAAGGAACGCATTAAGCAAACCGAAGGAAGTATTTCTGTCCAAGAGGCAATTATTCGTGAACGTGAAGCTGCTGTTACTTTGTACAACAAGCATGTTAAAGATGCAAAGACGCGTATTCAGCGGTGGGAAACTGATCGCCAATCCCAAGTAGAAAGTCTCAAAAATCAGCTTGAGCTGATGCAAGCGGTTAACATGGAAGAAGAGAAGGAATTACATTCTCTTGTGGCCATGCTAAAAGATCAAGAAACTAGTGTTGAGAAAAAACTTTCCGCTGCTAAAAAGGATAAAACTGCCATCACTCTCGAAGTGAAAAAGCTTGCCAGTGAACTTGAGCATCTTGAAGAAGCAAAATGTCCTTACTGCTTACAAGAATATGCTGGGGCAATGGACAAGTTAGCAGAAAAACGAACCCTCCTTGGGGAAAAACAAATTCAACAGAAAGATGTCGAAGCATCCGTTGTCGAGTTGTCAACAGAATACAAAGAGATTTCTGAACAACGTGATAGTGCAAAATCTTTAATGAAGTTTGGATCATTGGCTGAAGCAATTAAGGCTGAAGCAACTGCTTCAACTGCTTCACAAAAGATCGAAGAATATTTGATTGCTACTAATCCCCATGAAGAAGCTTATGACCAACTCATTTCGAACCCGGTAACTTCCATAGATTTTACTGAATTAAATGAATTGAAGAAGATTTTGGACCATCAGCAGTTTCTACTAAAATTGTTGACCGATAAAAATTCTTTTATTCGCAGAAAGATTATTCAGAAGACTATTCCATTCCTGAATAGTAGATTAGTGCACTATACAAAAGAACTGGGCTTGCCACATGTAGTCCGTTTCGATGATGACATGAGTTGCTGTGTTGCAGAGTATGGCAGAGAACTTGATTTTGGCAATTTATCAAGCGGTGAAAAGAAGCGAGTGAACTTGTCAATGTCGTTAGCTTTCAGGGACGTTTTGCACCATTTGCATAGCAGAGTTAACTTGATGTTCATCGATGAGATTGACGCGTCTTTGGATGCTTCTGGGGTTGAACACGTATTCAAGCTACTGAAAGATAAGACTCGTGATGAGGGGCTGGGACTTTGGATTATTTCTCATAGGCCCGAGGCCGCTGGTAGATTTGATCGATCAGTAACCATTAGAAAGCAAAACGGATTTAGCAGAATTATTATGGAAAGTGAGACAGAAGAATGAACCAAGTTATTAAAATTGCACAAGCAGATATTCCGACACTGAACGGGAACATGTATCCGAAGGATGAACTTGAGAGGGCTATCAAAAAATGTGACCAGATATTTGCGACATTTGGCCCGAGTCAAGACCCTCGACCCGGTATTCAACTGGAGCACATTGCTGCTAAAATTTCTCAATTAACTTTGACAGAATGTGGAACTCTTACCGCTGAGATGGGGATCTTGAAAACGCCTATGGGCCAAGTACTAAATGGAATCAAACAAAAAGCGTACTACAATCCCGTGTTTACGGGAACAGTGTCAATTGAAAATGGAATCAAAGTGATACGTGACATTTCCCTCTTGTCTATTTCGATTGATTCAACGTCTGCGATTGTGTTTGCCGAAGAAAATCAATAACGATAATTGACCTCCCTAGTTTCTTTATGTGATAAATAGTTTGTGGTATTTCATACTATACACATAACTAAACTATAGGGAGAGGTCTATGGACCAAATTAAAGAAAAGAAGCCCAAGCGATTTAATTCGAAGGGCAAAGGCAACAGCTTTGAAAATCAAGTCGCTAAAAAGCTTTCTACGGCATTAGCCCCACTAAAATTTATTAGGACCCCTGGCAGCGGAGCTAGAGTTGGTGGGAAAAACTTCCAAGCATACGGTGAATTATTTGGGCAGGAAGCGTTAAACATTTTTGTCGGCGACGTTGTTCCTGTCAACCAAAAAGAGGCAAAGGTCACATTCAACTTCTCAATAGAATGTAAATCTTACGCTAAATCAGATAGCTTTGAGATTATGGTTGCTGGCAATGCAAACGTTTTTAAATGGATGCAGGAATCTGTGGTAGATGCCAGCAAAATTAACAAAATCCCTTTGCTAATTTTTAAGTGGAATCGTTCATCCATTTTTGTTGCCGGCCTTAGCAAGGATATGAACATTCCGCCCAAAATGACCATTGCACAAAATGGTACTTCGATCGACATCTTTCTACTAGAGGACTTGTTGCCTAAGAAGGATTTTTGGTACACCAGTTTACAATAAACTCATCATGAACTATAATACTAACAATATTAGGGTGGATGTGTTCCGCCCGACAACTTCCTTTTCCGACGTTCTTCGCGTAGTTGCGGCAAACTATGAGATGTATAATCGCGCGTATGATTTTATGGGCCCGTGGATCGCAAAACAAAATGGCAATGCAATGTTATCTCCGAGTAAGGAGATAATTGCTGATGCTGTTGGAAAGCCTAGAAGCGTGATTAGTCAAATGACTTATTCAAAATTTGTCGACTCTCTGTTTGATTTTGCTATTAAATCGGCGGGCCGTAAAGCATTGATTACGCCAAACCCAACTACGCACCATTCTGCCCAGTTTTCAACAGGCGCATTCAAAATTACTAAGTGTGATAAAGATGTTACGCTTAGAGATGATAAAAATATTCGCAGAAAGCCAAAGACGCTTCATGAGCTAAATGTTTTCGGTGCTGACGCACCGCTGTATATTGAAAACCTTGGCATCGATCCGGATAAAGTCAAGTTTGTTATCTTGCGACCCAAACTAGGTAAGCTAGGAACTGCCAGTGTATCGCGGTGGGAAGCTTTGCTGTTTACTTCAAAAATAGATTATCTTATCAATCATACTGATTCAGATTACAATCCAAGATACTCAGGAATTTTATAAAGGGGAACCCATGAACTCAAAACGTGCCAAAAATCTTCGCGCACTTGTTCGACATTTGCAACACAAAGGCGCAATCGATGAAAATTGGTTGACTGGCGGAACAGATAAAAAGACTGGTGCAAAAATGAATGATCCAGCATGTGGACGTTCAATTTACCAATCAATGAAGCGGAATAAATCGTGAAACACATTAAAGCGCCAAATGCCTGGGAAAATACAACCGATGCCCTGACAGTATTTCTTGGTGGATCGATTGATATGGGGGCTGCAGAAGATTGGCAACAAACAGTTGCTAATAAGCTTGAAGATTTTAATGCCATTTTGCTAAACCCGAGACGCGACGACTGGGATTCTTCATGGAAACAAAGCATTACTGATCCACAGTTCAACCAACAAGTAACTTGGGAACTTGATAACCAAGATGCTGCCGATCTTATAGTTTACTATTTTGGCCCAGAATCAAAAGCGCCAATTACTTTGATGGAACTCGGGCTATATGCAAACTCTGGAAAAGTTTTTGTCTGTTGCCCTGAAGGCTATTGGCGTAAAGGCAATGTCGAAATGGTCTGCGATCGTTTTAACATTCCACTATTTTCAACACTAGAAGAACTAATCTCCAGAATCAAGCTTCGGGCAGTCATTCGTCGCAAATGATATTCTTTCATCCAATACACACCTCACAAGAAATTGAACGTACCAATCCATTACATGTTAGCAATTTTTATAATCTTGAAGGTATGTGGTGGAGCAAAAGAAAACGTCGACAGGCTATGGTCTTATCCATCGCAGTCGCTTGGTATCATGCAACCGCAAAATTAAGGAATGCTCCTGGGCTTCTAGAACATGAAATGCTTTTGACCGCACTGACCTCTAAAGTTGGTGACGCAAAAGCAATCCTCACGCATTTCTTCACGATAAAAAGGACGGGGTTCAATTTTAACAATGGAACAAAAGGCGCAACTTTGGTCAGCCCGAAGAAGATCCCGCAAGCAACAATTGATGCCATTGAACGCATTCTAAACACAACAAAATTTTGTCCTGGGGTTCCACCAGCAAAGAAAGATTATGTGGTTTCAGAAGTAATCGTTCGCACAGATCGGTGGTTATATGTAAAAGAGCGATTAAAAGTTGAAGGGCGGGAAGAACTTATTAGTGCAGTGAACTGGTTGTGTGAAACCGAACGGGTAAATTTTTACTACAAACCCGCTGGAAAATTACAAGCACGCGATGTTTCAGTTTGGCCGGTTAAAAGCTTGGAGATGTGGCCAGGTTGGTTGCGTAAAGAACTATTTGGGACTGTGGTAGATATCGAAAACTCGTACTGTCAGTTTTTAGTCAGTCATTTACAGCAAAAATACACAACGAACGCTAATCTTATGGAGCTAAAGTACCCAGATCTTCTTAATGCCGATAGGAAAAAGAAGGAGTTTAGGGAGGATATTTGCAAAAATGTTTTGCATCTTCCTGTGACGCCAGAGAATATTAAGCATGTCAAGACATTGATTATGGCTATTTCAAATGGTTCTAGGGCGAGTCCTGCATTAATGCTTGACGGATCTTCTCGTTCTGAAGCTGTTAGGGTTGTGTTGCAAGCCAATCCTGACTTAACTGCAGAACAACTTATTAGTGCCGGGAACAGGTTGCAATCAATTACTAAACAGGTTCGCGCTGCTAAGAAGGATATCTGTCTCAACGTGTTAAATCTCAAACCCACTTCTGAAAATATTAAGAAGGTGTTTCAACTGTACTTCACTTGGGAACGTAAACAGAGATATAACATTTGGGAGATGACAGATTTCAGTGGCGTAAATGCGCATGATGGTCTCGATGGTGTGCTTATCAAAGATGCTGACTCATTTGCAGAACGTGTGTTTGAGAAACATGGATTGAAGATCAAAGTAGAACAGCACTGTGATTGAGTTACTATTAGTGTGAAGAACACAAAAATAAAAAGGACCCATTTGGGTCCTTTTTTGTTGCCTAAAAGTGTTTGAACTCAGCAACTGATTAGTAAACTGGATGCGGGGACTTTGAAGCGATTTTTAGTCGTTCATTAATGAAATCTGTTGCAATCTCTCTTTCGGCTTGGGACATGGCAAGAACACTATGATAGCTCCATGCGCCTCTCGACCAGTAAGAAATTTCGAATGCTGTTTTCACTAAGCGCTTGATTTCGCCCCCGAGTTTAAAAATATGCTGCTCGATTGCAGGCATATTTCCAGCTTTAATCATTCGGTGAAAAAAGTTACGGGATTGATTGGAATATCCACTTCAAATTCGGTTCCGCAATCTTTACATTTGCATGTATATTTGAGATTTGGTCCCCAATTATTGATGGACTCTGATTGCACTGCGATTTTGTTAATATATGTAACAGGCGCAGTTCTGAGCCATTCCTCAATATGTTTTCTATCTGTAACATTGTCAATCTTATTGACAACTGCAAGCAGCATCATTATCAAGTTTTCTTTTTGAATTTCAACAGTAATTTCTTTTTGTCCCTGATTCATTTTAATAACATCAAGAATCTGGCGATATCTGTTAGGATTCAAATGCACTACTTGGGAATTAGGAAGCGTAACAGAATATTCCTTTTCGACCAAAGTTGGGTCAATTAAAATGCTTTTGCCAATCATTTCATCAACGTTACCAACATAAGAATGCTCTTTAGCATTCTCGCAATTATGTTTAGCAATGAATTCGTAATCTGGACCATATGTAACAGTTCGTAAAAACAACATAATGGCATCAACGTCCTTAGCGAGGAGTTCAGTAGGCTTTTCAATTCCGTCAATACATGTTTTGAATACTGTATTCAAAGCGTCACCAGAAAATAACTGATCAGGGTTCTTCAAATTGATTTCATCGAGTGCTGACATTGCACGGACGTGCAATTCACCGTTTTTAACAGATGGGGATAGTTCCCCATTCGTATAAAAAAGCCCTCTTGATGGAATTTGAAAGATGCGACCAGGCAGCTTTAGAGCGCCTAAAAGGGGATTTGTCTCAGACATTGTTTCTCCGATGGGTTTGTATTATTGGATAAATAAGATAACTCTATTTATACTTCTTCTGCGGGCTTCAAAAATCATATGGAAAAAGAACTACACAATATACTGACTGCGTTGACAGCAAGTATCAACAGTCTTTCACGTTCGAGCGGTCTGCAGAGCAATCCCGCGAGCTCGCCGAATAGAAGATTTTCTGCTCTAAGCGTCAATGATGAAGTCATCCTTGAAGAAAATGAACGCCGACTTCGTCTAAGTGCAAAAAATCTTACAGTTCAAAACCGATTGATGAGCAACGCATCAAAGGTGATGCGCAATCTTATTAAAGTTGCCGGGCAAGAGGTTGACACAGTTGGCCCCGGTCGCAGAGATAAAGATTTAGCTGAAGCAAAAAAGAAGCTTACTGAAACTCTTTATACAGCAGAAGAGACACAAAGTAAACTGATTATTGAATACACCAAACTAATGCGTTTGGGAATTCCTCAGCAACTATCAGCATTTAAACATTTAGTTGACAGTACCACAGGGTTAGCAAACAATTTCAGTACTGTGCAACGTAATTCCGGGTTAATGAACGCTGCCCTAATCGCCCGCGCAAATGAAATAAGTTCTGACCGTTCATCGCTGGATTACGCAAGATACATTTCAGATCTTAAGGAATCTTCAAATGATTCTTACGCTAATAAGATGACTAAGGGCATCATGACGAAGATGCACATGATCGAACCGGAGACTGGTGAGATCAACAATAATCTTTCGGCTGATGAGTATGGACAATTTAGGCTCAGGCTTGGGGAGGCTGGAACCGCTGTGGGCGGCGCATTTGCCGACATTTCTGAAAAACTTGGTAAGTCAGTTGAAGATATTTTTAGACAGGGGCTTCTAGAAACATTTGGGCCACTTAATGTTAATCCGGATAGCGAAGATGCGCAAAATATGCGTGCAGCTATGTTGACTGCAGCTGCGCAATTACAGCGACTTGGTGCCGATTTGCCGCCAGAAATCAATAAAATGATTGATGACGTGAATGAAGGCAAAAATTCGGAAACCGTTACGGAAGATATTAAAAACCTGTCCAAAGTTTTGGACGATTTTTACCAAACTACTAAAGCGACAATGTCCAAAATGGACAAGTTGGGCGTAGAGGTCAATACGTCATTAGGCGCGATGAAGCGCAAATTTTCTAAAGAGGGCATTGAGCAAGCTGCTAGCGAGCGGCTTTCTGAATTAGCAACTTTGGGCGGGACTGTTGTCGCACTTAAAAAGACTGCTGATGCGTTATTGGCTATCATGACCGAGGCGTCCGGTTTCAACGTTGCACACATTGCATCGACATTCCTTGATGTCCAAAGACAGTCTGTGGCAATGGGAATGAGTTTCGAAGACGCTTCAAAATTCATGCAGGATAATAAACGAGTCATGGGCATTTATGGTGCCGACTCTTTCGATTCTTTGCGCAGTGGATTTGAGGATGCATTTAATGATTTTGGGTATTCATTCAAACAGGCTGCCGATGTTGTTGCGCCAGCATTAGAAGCGGCAATTTCAAGCGGGGTGAATGTTCGGGATTCAAACGCACTAAATGACTATATGCGGCAAACTATGCAGTCATTTAGTAAACTTGCGGGTTTCATTAATATCAGTGCGTCTCAGTACGCAGCACTTAATAGTGAATTGCATGGCAGCGAAGATGTCATGAGGAATATGCTTGGAATGACTGCCGAGCAATCTACTGCCTATGCGAGAAGCTTGGAACTGCAGCGCGATGAAATGGCGACACGCGGCATAAGCTTGCAACAAGCGCAAGAAATCATCAAAGCCCAGGAATCTGCAAAGCGTGCTAAAGTTCGTGAACGGTTTGAAGGCGGTGCAAAATTAATGGCTCAAATGGGCCTTCTCGGTTTCAGCGCTGAGGAGCAAATGCGCGCCTTTAACTTGACAATCAAGGGCCGGAAGACTGATTCACCAGAAGATAAAGAATACCGGCAGCTGATGGAACGCGTTGTATCGAGACGCGAACAGTATATTACAGAGGCTAATGGTACCCCGCAAATGCTGTCCCGTGAGGCAGCATTGGAAGCGACAATGCCAACTTCTGCTATAGAAGGAGTAATAACCCCTCAAGCCGGACTTTCTGTAGCAGAGCGGGCAAAAAGTTATATGCTCAAGGGCGAACAGCAACGGACTGAGGAAGCATCTGCGCCCAGTCAGACAATAATGCATGCGACGGAGATTCGTGAGACTGCTGTGTCAATCGCAACAAACTCATTAGTCGCATTCGCTTCAGCAGCCGCCGGCGCCCTGATTGCGGTTTCAATGGCAGCAGGCAAAGCATCATTTGCTCTTAATATGTTGAGTGGCGGTGGGTCTTTATTAAGAGGCGTTGGCGGTGCAGTTGGGAGATTTGCCATGCCAACCGCAGCTTTGGCACTCGGTGCAGGTGGTGTAGCCGGAATGTTTATGAACGGTTACGATGCCAAGAATGATTCAGCATTCGGCCACATACTATCCCAAGCTTTAACAACTGGAGCGTCTTTCGGTGCATCTGGGGCCATGATGGGTGGCCTCCATGGCGCGATGATAGGTGGCGGTGTAGGAACAGCTATAGGTATCGGCAAAGGCGCGTATGACGTGTTTACGAGCCCGAAGACAAACACTGCGCTCTACAATCCGGAACAAGCCGTTTCAGATTCAATAAATAGTTCTAAATCAGAGTCTGGCATTCTCCAAGTCAGCGATATTGGCGCCCACACACAATTGGCAAAAATTAATGAAGTGTTAAATGAAGCAGTTCGGCTTTTAGCACTAATCGCCCCCCAAAATCAACCACAATTCAAGCGGTCTGCGCCAACTTATGGTGAAGTCCCGCAAGCAGTAGACGCAATTAGAAGGTAAAACACATGTCACAATGGACCAATTATTTTAGGATTGTTACGCCACCGACGCGTAAAGATACCTATAACCCAGCAAACACAATTACAGATGGCGTGGATACAAATTCTGCTGGGTATGCAACACATTCGTCAGTTTCATGGTTTGCAAACTTGCTGCGAGGTTCCTCTTCAAGACTTGCACGCTATAAACAATATGATGCAATGGATATTGGGGATATCTCTCGCGCCCTGGATACCATAGCTGAAGAAATTTCAAACGTGGATAAAAGGACTAATCTCCCATTCACAATCGATTATCAAACTGAAGAAAACCAGCAACTCAGTGACGGGCTGACGACAACAATTAGGGCCTCGTTAAGACATTGGAGCAAATTTCACGGCCTTACTAAAAAGAATTTCAGTATCGCCCGGTGCATGATTAAGTATGGCGATTGTTTTTTTCGCAAGACTTCTGATACAGCTGCTTGGGAATTCGTTCACCCAACTCGCGTTGTTGGTATTGAATTAGATGAGAATGGGAATAAGATTGCGTATCATATCCGCCCATCTACATTTTTCCAATCCCAAAGATTATCTAACTCTACTAGTCAAAGTTCTGAATCGATAGAGATTAGTCCATCCGCCGCCATTTTGCATTTTACGCTATCAGATGATATGGGCGAGTCTGCGCCATTTGGCTTGTCAATTTTGCAATCAGCGTATCGCGACTGGCAAAAATTGATAATGCTTGAAGATGCGGCAATCATTTATCGGGTAGTTCGTGCGCCAGAACGTAGGGTGTTTTATATTGATGTTGGCAATATGATGCCAAACAAAGTAAAACAATATCTCGAACAGATTAAAAATGACATTAGGCAGAAACGGGTTCCTAGTGCATCTAATGCAAATCAAACCGACTCCTCATATAATCCGGAATGCTTAGCCTTAGATACGAAGATACCTTTGTTGGATGGAAGAACCCTTGAGCTTCAGGAAATTATTAATGAATACGCACAGGGTAAAACAAATTGGGCATATTCGATTGATCCTGTTACTGGCAAGTTTGCGCCTGGCGTAATTTCTTGGGCTGGAGTTACCCGTAAGAACACAAAACGTATTAAGCTCACTCTTGATAATGGGAAGGAAATTATCTGTACCCCAGACCACAAATTCCCAATTCAGGGGAAGGGGTTTATTGAGGCGCAATATATTTCTGAAAATGACAGTTTTTTCCCATTCACGCGTAGAACCGATGGGGCAAAAGAATCTCTTTGGGATTCATCCCTGGGCGAATTTGTTTCTACTAACGAAATCATTAGTGACTTCGAGAAAAAACATCAAGTGGAAATTGGTGTTGTATTAGCCGAAGAAACGCAGCCAAATTCCATTACATGTAAAGTTAAAACTTTGGCGTATGTTGAAGATGCTGACGTCGGAACCCTGACTATCGACGGAACTGAAAAGTTTCACAATTTTCACACGTTCGCTTTAGATGCCGGCGTTTATACCAAGAACTCGATCGGTGAGGACTATTTCTTCCCAGTAACAGCAAGCGGCCGAGGGTCTCGCGTTGAAACTTTGCCAGGTGGCGCAGCATGGGAAATCCCTGAACTTGACTACTTCCTGAATAAAGTTTTTCGCGCTTTAAGAGTCCCAACATCATACATGAAAGGCGCTGATGCACAAGGTGCACAGGTAAACGATGGCAAGGTCGGTATTGCGTATATCGAAGAATTACGATTTGCTAACTACATTATTCGATTGCAAGCACAGATTGAAGATGTTTTAGATTTCCAATTTAAGACATACCTTAAAGTGACCGGAATCAACGTTGATTCTGAAATATTTCAACTGCGATTGCCAGAACCACAAAACTTTGCATTGTATCGCCAAGCTGCGCTAGATGCAGATCTAATAAATAGTTTTAATTCTATTGAGCAGACTAAGTTCATATCTAAGAGATTTGCATTGAAGCGTTACCTTGGATTGACTGAAGATGATATCAAATTGAATGAAACCCTCCTTAGACAAGAACTGAATATTCAAGAAACGGACGATGATATCGATTTGAGAATGCTCTATGATGATTCAGCGCGTCAGGCGTTCTCAATGCCTGAACCTACTCCTGAGCCTTCTGCAGAACCACAGCCTGAACCTACCCCTCCTGAGGAGCCGGCTGCCTAATTTTGCCTCGCTTTTATATGACTATTATAAATACGTAATTACATGTAAAAGCGAGGTGAAACATGAATCAACTTCTTATTGAGCATTTGGCTCCATCACAGGCACGTTTAATCGAGTCACGTGATCAATCAAAAAATCTGTTCCTGGTTGGTCGCATGATGGCCGCAGAACAACGAAATCTAAATCAGCGCGTTTATCCAAAGGCTCAAATTGAGAGAGCAGTCAGCGTAATCAATGCTGGCATCAAAGAAGGAACTTATGTCATGGGCGAACTAAATCACCCAGACGGTCTTTCAATTGATTTAAAAAATGTTTCGCACATTATTACTGAAGCTTGGATGGATGGAAATAATGCAGTCGGGAAATGCAAAATCCTTGATACTCCATCAGGTTTGATTGTTAAGAGTTTGATTGAAGGCGGTGTTAAACTGGGTGTCTCAAGTCGAGGAACCGGTAACGTGACGAGCGAAGGTATCGTGGAAGACTTTTCGTTCCTGACAGTGGACGTGGTTGCTACTCCATCTGGTCCAGGTTGCTATCCAGACGTCGTTCGTGAATCTGTGGAAAATCCTAAGATTATCAGTTTGGCTGAAGCAGTTGCACATGATCAGAAGGCGCAAAAGTATTTGAAAGAAGAAATTCAGAAATTCTTGAATTCGCTCCTTTCTTACAAATAAGGACAATCATGGATCAAAATAAATTACGCAAACTTGCAGGTCTTCCGCAATTATCCAAAGCAGTCGTTGTTACAGAAAATGCGAAGCCCAATCCAAGAGCGGAGCGCGAGTTGCAACAACTTACTGAAAAAATTGAAGAACTCATCGACCAAATAATTGAAACCAATTCTGACTTGACAGAGTTTCTTGGTTTTTTGGAAACCCTCAGCCTCGAAACTGATGAGATTGCTGACAACGTCCATTCAGCATCATCTAGTCTACAAGACGTGATAGAGTTTGGGCAGCATGAGCTTGACAGACTTACAAACGGCGTCTATGGTGATCAATAAGGACAATCATGGACCAAAATAAATTACGCAGACTAGCCGGATTGCCAACCATCAAAGAATCAGTTACTAAAAAAGTTTCTGAAGAATATGCAGAGGCCCCAGACTTTGATTCTGATGTGAGCGGCCTGAACGAACATCTCAATAAAGCTTTGGAGATTGTTTCATCGGCTAACTGGTCACAACATCTTAAGGACCCTGTTGATAACTTTGGCGTTGACGGCCTGGACGATGCACATGATAAATTGCAAGAATGTATTAAACAGGCAATTAAAGAAGCAGGCGACTATTACGAGTTGATGCTTAAGGCATCTTAATTTAAACAAAAGGAGAAACAAATGAGTAAAGAACAACTTTCGAAAATGATTGATGGTCTCATCAATGACAAACCAGAACAAGCTTCAACCGCTTTGCACGATTACCTGACTGCCAAAATGCAACAAGTTGCTGGCATTAAGGAGAATTATGGTTCCGACGGTGATATGGATCTTGGCGAAATGATTGATGAGTACATGCAACAAGAAAGCATGTATCGCATGGAAGGACCAAGCGGAGTTCGCAATTTGGAAAAATTGGTTCGTGCCCTTAGCTCGCAATATACAGACATTCGCGAATTTCTTTCAGATAATTCTGGTGCCTGTGAAGCCATTGTCGAGTGGATCAAAACGCAAAATGTTTCAGAATGGCAGGAAACTATCAAAGACCAGCTTAATGGTCAATCTGAAACTGGCGAAGACGAAGACGAAGATTACCGTTAATTCATAAGAGTGCCATAAATTTTTAACAAATTGTGACACTCTTTATAAATACTTTTCGAGAGATACTGATATCTTGAAAAGAAAATTCATCAGTATCAAGTCAAATATTTTAAAGAAAAAGGAGAACCGCATGGATGAAATCCTTCAGAAATTGCTAAGTTCTGAACTTCTTAGCGAAGACGCTAAGACTGAAATTTCTTCAAAGTGGTCGGACGCTGTTAATCAATACAAGCAAACGATCAAAGAAGAAGTTTCTGGTGAAGTCAGAACCGAATTAGCAGAGATGTGGACAAATGAAAAAGCTGCTCTAGCCGAACAGATTGATTCGTTTGTTACGTCAAAGCTAATTGAAGAAGTTGACGAACTTAAGGGCGACATTGAACGCTTCCGCGACCTTGAGGCAGAATTTGCCAAGAAAATCGTAGAAGAAAAACATGTCATGGCAGAACAACTGTCTACAGAGCTCGATCAATTGATTGACAAAATGGATGCATTCTTCGAAATGCGCCTAAGTGAAGAGTTCCAAGAACTCCGTGAAGATTTGGAAGTTGTTAAGCAGAATGAATTCGGGCGCAAGATCTTTGAAGCATTCGCTAATGAATTTGGTAAATCGCATCACGACGAAGACTCCGCACAAGCTAAATTGAGTGCTGCTATTGCAAAACTTAAAGATGCTGAAAAGACGATTGGTGCTCTGGAAGAATCCAAAGCCGCTATTGTTCGCGAAGCACAAATGGAAAAAATTCTTGCTCCTTTGAACGGTCGCAAACGTGAACAGATGGCATTCGTGCTGCAGAACGTTGAAACCGAACGCCTCGAAGAAGCGTACTCGAACTTCATTGGTCGCATTCTTAAGGAAGAAGATTCCCAGGAAAGCGCATCTGGAAGAAAACCTGTTATGGCTCCCCTAAAAGAGTCAAAAGCAGTCCTATACACTGGCGATAATGCCGGTTATAAGGCAAAACAAGCACCAGCAGCCAAAGATGATCAATTAGCTCATCTGCGTAAGCTCGCCGGTATGTCGCCCCGCTAAGTCCATAAGGAGAAACAAATGGAACTATTTGAAAATTGGCAAGAAAGTAAAGAGACCCTTTTAGACGGTCTGAGCGAGCGCAAGAAGGCAATTCTGGCTCCTGTGTTAGAAAACCAAATGCAGCATCTTCGTGAAACTGCTGGTTCTGGCGTGAATAGCGCTGGTTCAATCGGCAACTTCCAGAAGATTGTCATCCCTATGCTGCGTCGTATCATCCCTGGCACGATGGCAACCGAAATCGTTGGTACCCAACCAATGAGCGGCCCAGTCGGTCTGGTGTACTCGATGCGCTTCCTGTTCTCTGAAACCGTGAACGCTACTGCCGCTGCTGGCACCCTGACAAACCCAAATGACGACATCACTGCTGGTGACGAAGTGTTTGGTCATGTGAGTGCTAAACTGCGTCGTTTCTACTCTTCAGTGGACGCTTCGGTCGCTTCTGGCGCATTCCCTTCGGGCGTGGGTACTTCTAACGGCTCTGCTGGTCTGACTGGCAACCTGGAAGCATTCGGTGGTCGTGGTATGACCCTTGAAGTGTTGAAGCAGACTGTGACTGCTGGTTCACGTAAATTGCAAGCTCGCTGGACTCCAGAAGCTATGCAGGATTTGAAAGCTTCTCACGGTCTTGACCTGGAATCCGAAATCACTGCTTCTCTGTCAGCTGCTATTGTTTCTGAAATCGACAACGAAATCATTAACGATCTGATCGCTTTGGCTGGTACGACTGAATCGTTTGACATGGCTGGGCCTATGACTGGCGTGCCTAACTATGTTGGTGACCGTCATGCTGTGCTTGGCGTGCTGATCAACAAAGTTGCTAACGAGATTGCTCGTAAAACCCGTAAGGGCCCTGCCAACTTCATCGTTGTGTCGCCTCTGATTGTGTCAGTGCTGCAAAGCGCTTCTAAATCAGTGTTCGCACCTGCTGTTGCTGGTTCGTTCGAAGGTCCTAATAACACCAAATTGGTTGGTACGCTGAACGGCTCAATCAAAGTGTATACCTACATCTATCACGATCAAGGCACCGAGCCAATCCTGATGGGTTACAAAGGTGGTACTGGTGAAATGGATAGCGGATATTTCTACTGCCCTTACGTGCCTCTGGTTTCGTCAGGAGTGGTTACGAATGCTGACACCTTCAACCCACATGTGTCATTGATGACCCGCTACGGAAAAGCTACTTTCACGTCTACTGCGACGTCGCTGGGCAATTCCGCAGATTACTATGGCCGTCTGTCTGTTGCAAATCTGTCTTTCGTTTAATCGAAACAGGTTTTCAAACAAAAAGGGGCTTCGGCCCCTTTTTCTTTTTCTGGAAAAGATTTTGAACTATACCCCTAAGAGTTACAATTGAATCTCGATCAATTAACAAGGAGATTTTGTGGCTAAGTGGAGAGAAAGAGAATGCGTTGCGTGTGGAGAAGTACTATTGACAGCGAGCAAGTCAGATACATGCATTTCGTGTTGTACTAAAAATAAGAGGGACGATCGCGTCACCGTTGAGAAACGCATCATCGAAGATTATGGTTATCAGGTAGTAGGCGAACCAGAAGTTAATAAGTATAATAAGAGGGTTTACCGTCTAGTTGCACCATGCTGTGGAAATGAATGGCCTACCGTATTTGGCAACCTACTAACAGGCATTAAGAGGAACGAGCAATCTGGCTATGAACAGCTTCCTTGTGGAACATGCGGTCCTAAAAATCGTATGGCTACTGCATTGAAAGCTTATGAGGATAAACACGGAAAAGATTATGATGAAATTGCTTATAACAGCTACAAGCAAAAAGTTAGGTCCTTATCTAATAAAATTTACCAAGACAAAGTAGAAATTCTAAATCCCGAAGGGCATCAAAGGGGTTTGGCTGGTGAAGTAGGTGCATACCATCTAGATCATAAAGTGTCTATCATGGAATGTTTTAAACGTGGATGGACAATAGAACAAGCTTCAGATATATCAAATCTTCAGATGTTGAAATGGGAAGAAAACATTCTAAAAGGCCATAAAAACATTATGCAGCTAGAATAAAAAGTTCCCACGACTAATAAGAAGTTAATTTACATGGTGTTCTGTTGAACACCTTTTTCATGATACAATATATTCATGCTAACATGTCCAATCTGTAAACAGCAATTTAAGAAGATTGATTCCCAACATTTAAAGAAGCACTCTTTAACTAAGGAGGAATATCTACAGCTTTACCCTGATGGCCCTTTGGGTGCATCAGCTGAAACAAAACTCAAGCTTGGTAAAGCAGTTAAATCTCGTTCGCCTATGTCTGATGAGACGAAGACTAAAATAAGCGAAACGCTTAAAAACAATCCAATTGATAGGACAGAAGCACAGAGAAAAGCAAGTTCTAAAAATGCCCTTATTGCTGGCCAATCAAATATTGGTAGAAAACGTAATGTCACAGAGCAAAATAAGAGAAATCTTTCTGCTGCTTTAAAAGCTTATTATGCAGAAAATAAACGTCCTTCTTATAAAGGTTCAGAACGATATACTAATCAGCTTGGGCACTTGATTGAATTAGGTGCTAAGAGGAAGAGTGAAAACTGGGATAAAATTGTTGAAGAGATTCCGATACTAATAAGTTCTTGGGCGAGAGACGTTAGTGTTTTCATTGACGAGCAAAAGATAAAAGTTAGTTCGACGTGCTGTGGTTGTAACGGGAATGTTACTAGGCATTTACAAACATTTAAAAAGCATTCATGGGGTCCCACAATTTGTCATACTTGTTACCCGCCTCTAAATGGAACTTCAGAAGCTGAAGAGCATATCAATGAATTTCTTATAGCCAATGGAATACATTTTCAGCGACATTGTAAAGGAATTCTGCCTGGTGGTTTAGAGCTCGATTTCTACGACGATGTTCGAAAAGTTGCAATTGAATATCACGGTTTGTACTGGCATTCTGGCGCAATGGATTATCCCAAAGGTAAACATAGATTGAAATATGAACTGTGTAGGGACAGAGGTATTCATTTAATTCAGATTTTTGAAGATGAATGGCTACAAAAACAGGACATAGTTAAATCACGGTTGCTGTCCTTATTAGGCGTAGGAACTACTTTGGCTTATGCACGAGAATGCGCTATTGAGCAAATTTCATATAAAGAGGCAGCAGCATTTTTAAATGATAATCATTTACAAGGCGCAGGTGTTGGGACTAAGTTTAATTTTGCCCTTACGAAGGATGGGGTGATGGTTGCAGTCATGACATTCCAACAAAAGCGCGTGACCATGAACCAAAAGAAGGAAGATGGTGCAGTTGAGTTGGTTAGATTTGCATCCAGTGGTAGAATACCTGGCGCATTCTCCAAGCTACTAAAACATGCGCGCAAAGTCATGAATGTTAGCAAGATTTATTCTTGGGCAGATTTGCGATGGGCGAATCCGAGTAAAAATGTTTACTTAGCAAACGGATTTACAGTTCATGCAGAAAGTTCCGTAGGTTATTCCTACACGGACTTAGTTTCAAGATTTCATCGGCTTGGTAGAAGGAAGCCTACTGGCGAAGTGTTGTCTGAAGAGCAATGGAACAAAGAACTTGGGTACTACCAGATTTTTGATGTGGGTACCATCAACTACGTTTATGTTGCATAAAAACTTTTCGTACTAGTGAAAAGTGTGCCCCTTTTGTTGTACAATAACTCTACACTGTTAAACAACGGAGCTTAATATGAAACTCAAAAAAGAGACCGCAGCTGAAGCTTTTGCACGTTACAACTCCCTGAAGCGGTCAGGTGCAAGTCCAGAACTCCTGGCAAAAGTGTTGAGTATTGCGAACAGCCTCATGGACGAGCAGTTCAAACGTACCCAAGATTCCCTGGATTCCAAGTTTGCCGGTGCTGACTGGTGGGAAGCCGTCAAGAAGTTCTACAAAGTCGAAGAACATGCAACCGAGGGTTGGCAAGTGGTTTCGTTTGCAAAAGCTTGGAAGGAAGAAAAAGAGTGGAGCTATCCCACAAAGTACGAAGCGCTCGAGCAACTCGAGAAGCTCATCAAGTACAAAGCTGTTGATCGCAAAAAAGGTCGCGGCAGTGTTGAGAAGGATTTCGAGAAGCTGGGGGCTCTCACGGCATGAACATTTTCTATATCGAAGAGAACCCCGCAGATATTGCTAAGTCTTTGATTGACAGGCATGTCGTCAAAATGATTCTGGAGTCTGCACAGATGCTGTCTACTGCGCATCGCCTTTTGGATGGCGTGAAAACCGGTGGCAATAAGCCAAAGTTTCTCCTGGCCGGAGAAGAATACGATCTGACAAATTGTTCCATCTTGAATCCCGTGTGCTACCAAGTTGCACACCCTTCGCATCCGTCTACTGTATGGACGATGAAGTGTAAAGAAAATTATGATTGGCATTTCCAACTTTTTGTGGAGATGGTGAAAGAATACACTTGCCGTTATGGGAAGGAACACTCGTGTGAGCGGTTAATTCCATTCTTGAGAAATGCGCCGAAAAATATCAAGTCTGGGGTGTTCACTCCACCGACTCCAGCAATGCCAGATAAATACATTTCCAAGGACGTGTTGCAATCGTATCGGGATTATTATGCTAATGAGAAATGGCGCTTTGCGAGGTGGAAATATCGGGCAATTCCGCAATGGTTTGTTTTTCGCTTTGTAAAGCAGAAAGAATTTATTTTGCCTGAAATCCTACAATCTCGAGAAGTGCCAAACAAGCGAAAGTACCAATTTGATGAACGGCTATTGGAACACTATGCTGGAAGCATTTAACCGCTTCTTTAAAAAACCTAAACCTATAGAAATACCAAAACATATGGAACTATTTTCCCACGACTATAAAGACAAATTGGTTGCAGAACACCGATTGGTTTCTGCGGCCATTGCGCACATGTCAAACCCGCATGTTTTCACAAATTTTGCTAGAACTCATGGCAATGATGTTTGTGTAGAATCCCTTACCAATCTTAGAGTTCAAAAAGTTCAACTCGAAGCTAAGATCGACGTGCTTTCAGAATTTTTAGATTGATGGAGTTTTTAATTGGGCTGGCTGTAGCCCCAATACCCCAGAAACAGAACAGTGAGATTTTCGGCACGGGGCAATTGCCCGGCCGGTGAAATATGAGGCGCTCAGGCCAGCAAAGAACATGCCTAGCAGCTCCCAGCCGGTGGCTCGAGCGAGCCACCGGCTGGTGCAGTGTTTCTGGGGCAAAGCTATAGCTCTTTGTCAGATACCAGACGCAGCGCCGGAGATCACCTGGCGCGTCGCACCGACGCAGCCTTAAGGTTTTCCAGGTGATCCAGCGTCTTGTCGGTAAGCCGGACGGTTTCGGGCGGGTGATCCTCAGGTATGGGCTCTGCCATTTCTTCTTCCCTGAAAAAATATGTACGGCTTTGCGCTTGTCACCCTGCAAATGAAGCCAGCTGCTCGGAATACCGCAAAGCAATCATTTGATGACCTGTTTCTTTCGGGTGCGTGTTATCCGACGAGCCAGCCGGGTGAGGATGTGAAATCGTCACGGCAGGCGCT